TTACCAACATTGGATGGTACAGCAGTCAAGATTGGGCTTGAACGTAGCGATGTTGCAGTAGAACAACAGGAGTTAGTTGCGATGACTCCACTCATGAAGAACATGTTAACCTATTATGGTGACATTTCTATCGATCCCAAGACTGGGAAGCATACCCGCTTAACAATCGAGAAGAGTGAGAATACTGAAACACAAAAAGCTTTGGCGAAGATTGTAGAAGCTTGTCTCCGCGAGCAAGGAGGACAAGAGAGGACTGAATATGATGAGTCAAAGCCATTAATGGACCCCATTCATTATTTCACAGATTGTTGCATTCAAAATCGATTTAAAGAAGGTGAATCAATGTGGGATATTAAAGATGGGCAAGCCAAACAGAGAGACGAGATGGTAAAACGATATGAGACCCCAACAGCTTGGTCAACTGAAAAAGTTATTACTGAGATTCTACGAAATCCCACACTCCAGAAGGCCATTGAGGTGTTTTATCACCAGTTAAAGGATGTCAAAGCTGACCCAAAACTTAAAGAAGTTGCTATGGCATTCCAGTCCAAGGATTCAGGCACGTCATATCCTGAATATCATCACGATACAACCGTGATGCCTGGCTCTCAAGAGACCTGGGGGAAGCACGAATTAGATGAGACTGTCAAGCTGACTGACAGCATGAAGCATCCAGAGAAAGTGCTAAAGTATAATGTTGATACGGCTTATGCTAGAAACCAGAGAGGTAAGGGTCGATTAATCATCGCAAAATCAAGGCGATATAATATTGTCGTCTATAGTCTAGAAGGTCCAGAGATGGAGACTTACAAAAATGAGCCCGGATATGTTGGGTTATTAGATGATAATGCCCAAAAGCTAAACATGATTCAAATGGTAGAATTCTGCGAGAAGAATGACTGCGTTTGTAGAAACTGGGACCAATCTGCTTACGACGTCCATATTGGACAAGGATGGGCTTGCTTGATCGCAGCGTTGAGAGCAATGCACTGTAAAGGCAGTTTAGCTCAGTTACTAGCTAAGATTCGTTACAATGGTGTAAATAGATCATGGCTAATTTACGGGCCAAATGGGAAAGCGACGATAATTTACGGGCGAACACCGTCGGGCTACATTGATACTACATTGCAGAATACACACCTATCGAACCTAGGTGATCTTTATGCAAATATGAAAGCCGATCCCAAATATACCAACGATGTTGTGTATAAAACAAAGAATCGAGGAGAATTTCTCGGTGATGATATTTTGTCCCTATCTCACAAGGGTATTGATCCAAAAGTTTACTCTAAAGCATGGGAAGATCTCGGATTTGAAACTAATCCCTCAAAAGCTGCTTTCGGTCCATTCTTCCTACAGTATCGGCTCTTTAAAGACGATTCTGGTCAAGTCGTCATGGTGTATCCATGGACTAGAGTTTTGAGAAGTATGCTGAGTAAAGAAGAAACAAAGGGTCTCGGACCTATTGGCTGGGAAGTTGCGTTCTGGCAACAACTAGCTAAACTAATAGAATACAAGCCAGCCTTAAGTTATGTTTTGAATATTCTATTACCTTTTGATCCTTATGGTTTCTGTCTAGACAAAGATGTTAATTGGATAAAGGACCAAATTCGTATCGAAGATCAAAAAGCCAAAGAGAAGAAGAAGAATGCGAAGACTACTGCTGAAATTTTAAACGCAAATAATCCTCAGCAAGCTCATCAATTTGAGGAGTCCGGAGCAATAGACTTTGATTATTTTGCGAAAGTCCAAGCAGCA